AACTGGTTCACGGAATCCGAAATCGACAAAATCGCCATCAAGCCAAAGCGGAACATCGATCATCTGATTGAACTTATCGAAGCAAGAAAACGCGACGAAGCGATTGAGTTTATTGACTACGATCACAAACGGAACGCCCCGTGGAATAACCTGATTACGCTGCTTTGCCCTTATATCGAGCCCCGTAAATACCCCGTTCTCACCGCTGAAGAACTGAAGGCGGTTAGATGGCTTGTAGAGGGTGGATATGAAACGCTGACAAAGGGCGGGTGCGATTATGTCTTGTGTAAAAGCAACGGTCTTGCGATGGCATATGTCGTTGAGGCGTCAATGCCCTTCGTTAAAGCTTTTTATGAATCTAAGTGGATCACCGAAACACCTATCAATCTCAAAGAACTGCTTGAAGCACAGGAGGGCGTATGACATACGAACAGAATTTAGGAGAAAGAAAAGTACACAAATTGAAGACGTTGAATCCGTATTTTGAAGATGTGTATAAGAGGGCAAAGACATTCGAAGTAAGACGCAACGACAGAGATTTCAAGGTCGGCGATATTTTAGAGCTGAATGAGTGGACGGGAACGGGATTCACAGGAAGAGGAATCGCGGCAAACGTGACATACATTCTTTCAGATCCCGCATATTGCAAAGATGGATTCGTGATTTTAGGGATTCACTGGTATACAACGAATTTTTAAGGAGGGCGTATGAACAAGCCGATTTTATTTAATACTGAAATGGTTAAGGCGATTCTTGAAGGACGCAATACGGTGACGAGACGGGTAATTAAGCCGCAACCGACACACGAACAGCCGAACAGCTTGAAGGGATCGACTATGTGGTGGGGAAACAAAATGTTTGCACCGCCCTATTCCGTCGGCGACATCCTTTGGGTGCGGGAAACATTCAACTCTGATTGGTGTGACCACACAATTTATAAGTCGGATGGTGGTTCAGCAAGAGACGCAGGGTATTCAGAAGAACCGAAATGGCATCCATCCATTCACATGCCGAAAACTGCCGCTCGAATCTTCCTGCGCGTGACTGGCGTGAGAGCGGAGAGATTGCAGGAGATCACGGGGAAAGACATCGAGCGAGAGGGGCTGTATTGTGACGCTCCGTACACGAGGGACCATTTTGCATATGCGCCTGGAATGATGATCCATTGGCGGAAGCTTTGGAACTCCACCATCAAACCCGCCGACACTGACCGTTACGGATGGGATGCCAACCCGTACGTATGGGTAATCAGCTTCGAACGATGCGAGAAACCGGAGGGATTCGATTCATGAGCGGCGAGCAGTGCAGACGGTTCGAGAGAAGTGAGGCGGGGGAGTGAGCGATCAGATTAGCCTGCTTGATATTATCGGGATCTCAGAAATCGGAGCACCGGAATTCGAGGCCGGAACAAAAGTCTACAACGTGACTCTTGGCAATGTGGAAGCCGGAATAATAGACCGTTTCTGGATATGCCCCGAAAGGGAGAACAAGCCGGATCAATATGGATATTCCGCGCGGGAAGAAGGCAATGGTTGTTGGTTCACGTTTTGGTCGGAAAACATTGGGAAAAACACATTTACAAACGCTTGCGATGCCTACGAATCCGCAGAGGACAATAAACAGAAATATGTAATGATCCGAAAAGAGAACATGAAACCGCTTGAGACGTTCGGGTATAGGCAGAAAGCCGGAAGCGAAGGAAGGTATATGGAATGCCTTATCGCGGTGCTTGACGGCTTGATGATCTACTCGAAGAAATTTTATGAATACCCGTTTCTTCAAAAATTTGAATCAGAAGTTGCCCTTCAAAAAGAACTGAAAAAGCTAAAAAAGGAAATCGAGAATGACATAAACGGAGGGGTTGAACGTTCGGACGTCAAATGCGAATTTGAGGACATATATCTTGTTTCGAACGGGAAATGGTCGTCGAGCGGGTACGCGAAGAACAACGGGGCGGTAAAGCTTAAGGAGGCCACACCATGACCGAGAAACGCATAGCACGAGAATCAGAGCGAACACGAATTATCCGCGATAAAGTCAGGCGGCGACTGATTGAGAACATCGAATGGAACGAGGAAAGGCAGAGGAGGCAATCAGAGCATGATAAAGGGGTTTATTGAACTACGACGATCACTGAACGGGAGAAAGACTCTGATCGCGGTTAAAGACATATTGGCTGTACAGCCGTCAGATACTGGAACAGAGGTCTATTTCTCGGCACCACTATTTGAGAATTCCGAGTTTCGAGATGAGTACGAGGATGTGAAGCAGCTTATTGCCGAGGCATGGGACACTCGCGCCGAAACCGAAGCGGAGAAGAAGATTAAACAAATTCGCGCCTGCATCGAATCGTACCGAATCAAAAAGAACGAAAGCAACCCGTTCGAATATGGCAGATTTCAGGAATGGCGAGCGATTAAGACGGATATTGACGAGATTTTGGAGGCACCTCATGATAACGCGTGAACGGATCCGGTATCTGCTCCTCCACAACAAAGAAATCCGGTCAAACATTCACAGCGCCAAACGGATCACGATTGAGATGGAGACAGATGATGATGTAATCGGGGCGGCGCTTCTTCCGGCGGCAGACTATTCGGGGGATAGGGTGCAGGCAACGCGCGAGCCAAGCGCATTATCTATGTCAAGGGTAAGGCACGAGATAGCGGCACAGAAAGCGGATGTCAGTATGCGCTGGTTTGCGATTCAGACGGATGAAGCAGAGATTGAGCATCTTGACTGCGCGGTGTTTAGCCTGTATCCCGCAAGACAGCAGATCATCATAGATCGCTTCTATGACCGGTTGACGATGCGGGAAGTATGCGCTAAGCGATTTTACAACAAACGGACTGTGATAAGGATGACAAACAAGGCGATTGACGAGATCACAGAGATATTCAATCAACACGATGCGGCAAGTCTAGAGAGCGAATATAACGATATGTCGCAAAAACTGTCACCCAATGTCACCTAGACATGTGTTATTCTTAACCTGTAAAATTCCCACGAACCCTCCAGAGAGCTCCCGGCGCTTCTCCTTTCGCGTCGGGGGTTTTTTATCTTCAAAGAAACGAGGTGAACGACCATTGCGAATCGAGAAGAAGCCCGAAAACTATACGAGCAGGGTCTGTCACTCGTTGAAATTGCCGAAAGGTTAGAAACCAAGCCGTCCACGATTCGAAGCTGGAAGGCAAGAGAAAAATGGGAAGAGCACTCCAAGCCGCAACGCAACGCAACGCCAAAGTGCAACGTTGCAACGAGCAAGGCGACGAAGAGCGTTATCGAAAACAAGTCGCTGACTGACAAGCAGCGGCTTTTTTGTTTGCATTACAGCCGATCGTTCAATGCGACGAGAAGCTACCAGAAGGCGTACGGGTGTTCATATGCTACAGCATTAACCAACGGTCCGGAGCTACTCGGAAACACTAGAGTCCGCGACGAGATCACGAAGCTCAAGGAACAGCGTTATGCTCAGGCGCTTTTGAGACCTGAAGACATCTTCCAGAAGTACATGGATATAGCCTTTTCGGACCTTACCGACTACCTCGACTGGGGGCAGGAAGAGGTGCCGGTCATGACTATGTTCGGCCCAGCGGTTACTACGGATCCTGATACGGGAGAAGAAATACCGATCACAAGAATGGTCAATGTAGTAAAACTCAGAGAATCCGGCGAGGTGGATGGTTCCATCCTGTCGGAGGTAAAGCAGGGCAAAGACGGAGCATCAATTAAATTAGCGGACCGAATGAAGGCACTTGAGTGGCTTGCAGATCATCTTGATTTGGCCACCGAAGAGCAGAAGGCCAGGATCGACCAGATCAAAGCCAATACGGCACGAATAACCGACGGAGGTACCGGCGAGGATGACGGGGTGATAATAGACTATGGCCCGAAGAGTGTACATCGAGGATCAGGTGATCCCGAAGCTGATGCCGGTCTTCCTGGATGATGCGCATACGCATATCATTCTGACGTCCGGCCGTGCCGGGACGAAATCGTCTTTCGTTTCGATCAAGGCAGTATGCAAAGCCCTGGAGCCGCGCAAGTGCTCGATTGTGGTATTACGTAAGTTTCATAATAAGATCCGAAAAACGGTATACAGGGAGGCACTCAGGGCCATCAATCGGCTAACGGTGCCGAAGCGGAACTTTAAGATCACGGTTTCACCGATGGAGATCCGATGCAACCGGACCGGAAACACGATCTATTTCACGGGGAATGACTCGATTGACGACACCAAGGGCATGATCGACGAGACGAGGCCAATCAAGTACGTGGTCATCGACGAGCTGACCGAGTTCTTTGATAACGGCGAGGGAGAGGACGAACTGCTGAACATCGAGGCGACGTTCGCCAGAGGCAATGACGACAGCTTCCAGATGATCTACCTGTTTAACCCTCCCAAGAATCCGAACGCGCCGGTCATGGATTGGCTCGAGAAGATGCGGAAACGTCCGGATGTGCTTTGCGTCCATACGGATTACCGAGACGTCCCGGAAAAGTGGCTCGGAAGGAAGCTGATCGAAAGCGCCGAGATCCTTAAGGCATCCGACGAGAAGCTTTATAACTGGGTCTGGCTTGGTCAGTGCATTGGCGTTGACGAGCTGATCTATTACATGTTCGACCGCCTGAAGCACATCAAGCAGCCGGCGGGACCGTATGACATCATCGGCGTCGGTGTGGATTACGGCCAGCAGAACGCTACGACCTTCCAGGCAGCCGGCATAAGCATCGGACGAAGGAAGATCGAGGGCCTCGGCGAATACTACCACAGCGGCCGGGATACAGGACGGCAGAGAAGCCCATCGCAGTACGCGCTGGATTTCAAGGAGTTTTGCGAGAAGATCGAGAAAGAGACTGGTTCGCCGGTCTCTTTTGTTTTTATCGATCCGTCCGCGCAGGGTCTGGCAGAAGAAATCAAGAAGGTCATGCCAGGCATCCGGATCAAGAACGCGCAGAACAATGTAGCGCTGGGAATCAGCCGGGTGCAGAAGTGCCTGACCTATGGCGTGGCGTCGATCAGCCCGGAACAGAAGAATCTAGAGCGAGAATTCGGGCTATACAGCTACGACACAAAGAGCATCGATAAGGGCAAAGAGGTCCCGGTCAAAGAGAACGATCACGGCCTTGACGCCTGGCGCTATTTGACAATGGGCCTATGGAAATATATCAAACGATTCTTGCCGGCTGGGGAGGACAAAGCAGATGTCGATACTGAGCCAGATTAAAACGATCATACAGGGGGTGAAGCGATTGCTTACCGGATCACAGATCAAAGACATAGCGGGTCAGGATGTGGCGATCACGTCGACCTTGTCCGAGAAGATTGAACAGTGGCGCGATATGTATAACGGTTCTGCGCCGTGGCTGTCCGAGAAGGATGGAGTGATCTCTCTCCGAATCGAACAGTCGATCTGTAGAGAGTTTGCCGACGTCGCTCTGAATGAGATGGAATCAACTATCTCGAATTCCAAACTGGACGCGATCTTCAAGCAGGCCATTCGCGACCTGAACGAGAACCTGCAGGAAGCTCTTGCACTTGGCGCTTTTTGTGTGAAGCCTTTGGGATTCGCCGGTCAGGTCGAGTATGTAATGCAAGGCGACTTTGTCCCAATCCGCTTCGACAGCGCGGGACGGCTGATGGATGTAATCTTCATCGAGGTTCGGAGACAGGGCGATAACGACTATT